AATTAATGAAAATATTGAATATTTACTTGATGACGCTATAGAATTAGGTCGAGTTCGTTCTGATTGTCCTGAGTGTGGAAGTGGAAATACTTTCTCAGCTATGTACTTACCTACATCAATGGTTGTTGTATACAATTGTTTTGATGCTAGTTGTGAAGTAAAAGGATATAAAAAAGTTGGATTACAAAAAACTAATTTAAAGAATGGATTATTTTCTAAAGCCACAGATATTCCAACTATGATACAGGATGAAATACATTTATCTAATTTAGTTTCTATAGATAATAATAAAGATGCCTGTATTGCATATTTAAAAAAGGTACAATGTTATGACCTTTTTATTCAAGATCACATCAGTGTAAAATATGATCCGCAACAAGACCGCATAGTATTTTTAGTAAAAGATTTAGAAAGTAATAGAGTAATCAATGCTGTAGGTAGATCTCTTAAAGTAAGTTCTCAACCAAAATGGTTTAAATATGCAAAAACATCAGCAGATTATAAGATAGGATGTGGCAGTATAGCTGTCCTAGTTGAAGATATTCCATCAGCTTGTGTTGTTTCAAAGATGAAAAATGTTGTAGGAATAGCTATGTGTGGTACTATATTATCTGAAATATTATTACATTATCTTACAAGAAAAAATTATGAAAAAGTATTGGTATGTTTAGATAAAGATGCAGTATTGAAAAGTATGATGATTTGTGATACGATAAAACACAAGGTAAAATATTCTTCTGTTTTATTTCCAGAAGTAGATTTAAAAAACATGAACCCAGAACAACTAGAAGAATTGGTATTTAAAAATGGCTAAGAAAAGAGCAATGTATGGTACAAGTGCCTACACACCCACAAAGAAAACAAGACGTAGGTTTAAAAAACCACCATTAAATCATAGAAAGAAACTCCGACCTTCTGAAAGTAGAATGAAGAAGGCAGGAGGATAATGCAAGACATAGAATTAAATGTTCTAGCTACCATGCTAGATAAATCTGTGTGGGATAGAACCAAAAACTTTATAACACCAGTTATGTTTCCTAAAGATTGGCGATCATTGGCTCACACCATTAGAGAAGCCCATCTTAAATATGAGGAGATTGAAAGTCTTGATGCTACAACATTAGTAGCAGTACATAAGATAATGTTTCCGGCTATGCCTGATAGTAAAGCCTTACAAACTTTTGATCTCATAGATGATTTGTTGGCTGTTAAAAAGGTTGATGTAAACCTAGCGTATGATTGGGCTAAAACTTTTTGGCAAAGAGATATGGCTAGACAGATTGGAGAGAAAGCTGTTGGTTTTTGGACAGGTGAAAACTCTATGGCATTTTCTGAGATCTCACAAATGATAGAAAAGGTTGCATCTAACAGTCTTGATGGAGAAGATAGTTTTAGAATTATACACGAGGACTTTGAAGAATTAATAAAGTCTACAGTTAAAGAACCAGACTTTACTTTTGGATTACACAATTTAGAACGTAATGTACAAGGATTAAATCGTGGAGACTTTGGAATTATCTTTGCTAGACCAGAGATAGGCAAGAGTAGTTTTTGTGCTCATCTTGCATCACACTACATATCCAGAGGACAGAAAGTACATTATTGGGCTAATGAAGAAATAGCCAAGAAAGTTAAACTTAGAATTATTACAGCGTATTTTGATATTGACAAGAATACCCTGCAAAAACAAAAGGATAGGTACATAGAAGAGTACAAAGAAAAGGTTGATGCTAATTTAGTTGTGATGGATAGTGTAGGAACTAGTGTCAAAGAGATTGTAAATTTTACTACATTGAATAAACCAGACGTAGTATTTATAGATCAAATGGATAAAGTTAAGATTGATGGTACATACACTCGTGGAGATGAAAGACTAAAAGAGATTTATGTTATGGGTAGAGAGTTAGCCAAAAGACATAATTGTTTGGTGTGGGCTGTATCACAAGCTAGTTATGAAGCACACGAAAGAGAAGTAATAGATTATTCTATGCTTGATAACAGTCGTACAGGCAAAGCCGGAGAAGCAGATTTAATTATAGGTATTGGTAAACAAATGGGAATAGATGAAAACAATACTCGCTTCTTAGCAGTAAGTAAGAATAAAATAAATGGGTGGCATGGTAATGTGCCGGTTCAAATAAATATTGCAACAGGAAGGTATAGTGTATGATTACTTGTCTTGATATAGAAAATACTTTTACTAAAGGTAACAGTATGCCGTACAATGGAAATAATATATTGGTATCGGTTGGCTTTCTTACAAATGGTGGAGAACAAAATTATTTATGTTTCTATCATGCAGAAGAGCCGCCTACAGAAAATAATATAGACATCTTACAAGATATTTTAAACCGAACAACTTTATTGATTGGACACAATATAAAATATGATTTACAATGGTTACTAGCTTGTGGTTTTCAGTATGGCGGAGAAGTTTGGGACACAATGGGCGTTGAGTATTTATTAGCTAGAGGATTAAATAGAGAATTAACTCTTAGTGCTTCATGTAAAAGACGCAATGTTTCTGAGAAAAAATCTCACATCTTTGAAGAGTTTATAAAAGCTGGAAAAGGTGTAGATGAAATACCTTATGATAAACTTACAGAGTATGGTGTACAAGATGTAAAGTCAGCTTATGAGTTAGCATTTGCACAGGCTGATATTTTAAATATTTCCTTACAAGAATGGTCTAGACAATGAAAGCTACAGTTAAACTACACATGGATGTTTGCAGAACATTATGTGATATAGAAAATGATGGTATCAAGGTTGATGTTCCTAAACTTCTTGAGATTGAAAAAGATTTTAGAGATGAACACACAGAGATAGAACATGAATTAAATACCATGATTAAAGAGTTGTGTGGAGATACACCAATCAATTTGGCATCAGCAGAAGATAGATCAAAGTTATTTTATTCTAAAGTTGTAAGAGATAAAAAAGAATGGAAAGAATTTTTTGATTTAGGTACAGTTGTTAAAGATGGAAAGAGAAAAAAGAAATTTGTTAGAGTATCTACACCAAGTATATTTAGAAGTAAGTATCAGTATAAGATTGGAGCTTTTTTAAAAACTTACAAGAAAACTTGTAGAGCCTGTAGAGGAAGAGGTACAGTTGATTTTATGAAAAAAGATGGCACCTATGGTATGCCCCGTAAATGTAAGATGTGTTTTGGTAGAGGTGTTGTTTATGTAAACACCAAAGAAAGAGCGGGTCTTGGTCTTAATCCTCTAAACGAAAAAGATCTTTCTGTACATGGATTTAAAACAGACATAACTACAATCAAAGAAAAGATGTTACAGGTGCATGGAAGGGAAAGAGAGTTCTTACAGAAGTATATGAGATATAATGCTTTGTCTACTTACCTTAATACTTTTATAGATAGTATAAAAAGTAACACAGGCAAGGATGGATTTATACACCCACAGTTTATGCAATGTGTAACAGCTACCGGAAGATTATCCTCTCGCAATCCTAACTTTCAGAATATGCCTAGAAGCACTACGTTTCCTGTTAGAGAAGCTATTGTTAGTAGGTTTGATGGAGGTAAGATACTTGAAGGAGATTATAGCCAATTAGAATTTAGAGTAGCAGGGTTTCTTGCAGGAGATAAACAAGTCTTACAAGATGTTAAAGATGAGGTTGATGTTCACTCTTATACTGCAAGCATCATTGGTGTTAGCCGACAAGAAGCAAAAGCTCACACTTTTAAACCTCTATATGGCGGCAAGACAGGAACTACAAGTGAAGTAAGATACTATGAAGCATTTCTTGAGAAGTATAAAGGTATAGAAGAATGGCATCAAAGATTAGGTCGTGAGGCTCTTGTACGCAAAAAAATAACCCTACCATCAGGCAGGGAGTATCAGTTTCCAAACGTAAAAAGTTATGCAAATGGTGGGTATTCTAATGCTACACAAATAAAAAACTATCCGGTACAAGGGTTTGCAACCGCAGATCTACTACCTGTTGCATTAATATCACTACATAATAAAATAAAAGAAAAGCAAATAAAGAGCTTGATTTGTAATACAGTCCATGATAGTATAGTCTTGGATGTACACCCTCAAGAAGAGGAAATAGCGATACATTTACTAGAAGAAGCCATGCTAGGCATACGAAAGGAATGTCAAAGAAGGTATGGTGTTGAATACAATATGCCAATCGGGATCGAATTAAAAATCGGTAACGATTGGTCTAATTTAGAAACTGTCAGCACAAAGGAGTTGCAATAACATGACAGACGTAGCAGTAGCGGAGACACCAAGTATAAAAGATTTGGTTACCGCAAAAGAGATGGACACAGATACTCTGATGGCAATGTTAGGTCAAAAGGATCTGTCGTCTACATCAAGCGAAAGCACTAAGGCGTATTTACCTAGACTTTCGATTGAGCACAATACCGAAGATGATGACGGCAATAGCCTTCCTCGTGGAAAGTGGCGTGTAAGAGATGCAAATGGTGAAACAGTTCACAGCGATACTGTTATCTTTCGACCTTTTTTAAGAAGATATATGTATAGTGTTTGGGATCAAGGACAACAAAATTATTCGTCTATGACAATCCAAGCGTCATCATTTGGAGATAAGTTTTTTGATACTACAGGTGGACTGAAATGTGGTAAGATAGATCGAAAAGAGTTAGATCTTCTTGCTCCAGATGACCCTGCAAGGACACTCCAAGCAGGTATAAAGTGTTCTCAAATTATATATGGAACAGTAGCTTTGTCTGGCAATGCAGAAGCGGTACCTCATGCTTGGTACGCAAAGGGTAGTAACTTCATGCCTGTCAGCGATTGGATTAAAACCTTAGAAAAACAAGGTAAGTTGCTGTTTAATACAAGAGCACTTTTAACCACATCTAAACAGAAGTATGGTGGCAACATTTTTTACAAAGCCAACATTGAAGTTAAAGATAGTGTTGAATTTGTTCCGAAAGGAGATGTGCCACTACTTGAAAGTTTTATGGATATAGTTAATCTTCATAATTCTGACATAGAAGAAAAATATAAGGAGTCTCGCAAGGACTTTGAAGATGTGGAGATAGTTGACTCACTAGATGAATAATCTCATTAAGGAGTATTTACAACTTTATTTACAACAAGTAATTTCGGGGGAGAAAAAAATCTCTCCCGATTTACTTTTATTTTTTAAAGAAGAATGTGGAAAAGCTCTAGAAAAACAATTTGGTGAGAAGAAAAGAAATTGGTCTATGCGTATGTCTGGACTAGGTAAGCCCTTGTGCCAACAACAGCTAGAAAGAGATAATATAAAAACAGAAACAACTATGGAATACAATGCAGTAAACAGATTTTTATTTGGAGATCTGCTTGAAGTTTTGCTTTACATAGAAATGAAAGAAGCTGGTGTTAATGTAGAAGATTATCAAAAGCCTGTAACTTTAGAAATAGAAGGCGTACAATTAAAAGGTACGCTTGATATAATTATTGATGGTAAGGTTTGGGATATTAAAACTGCAAGCCCCTACGCTTACACCAGTAAATTTTCAAGCTACACTCGTGTAAAAGACAACGATCCTTTTGGTTATGTAGTGCAAGGATATTTATACGCAGAAGCAGATAATAAACCTTTTGGTGGTTGGATAGTAATTAATAAATCTTCTGGAGAGATACAAATATGTCC